TCAGTTCTACGAACTTCTTTTTTAATCTTACCATCAGCAGTTCGAATTAGTTCGATAAAGTTTGTATCTTCAACGCTGTCTGGTGTTAATTTAGTTAAAATTGCTTCGATGTAATAACGATGTGCTCCTGGAGCAGCAAAGTTAAATGAGTTTTGTGCATTGTCGAATAGAGTTTCATCTTCTTCGGCAGTGATAATTTTTTCAGAAGCGAGCAGACCGATACGATAAGAAGGTGTATCAGAAAACTTATCTAAAATAATAGTCTGGTCTTCTACAAGAACAAAATGTCCATTGATGTAATAAACACCACGAGTAAGTGTAGCTAAAGAACCTTTACCAGTCGCTGCAGATGCAACTGTTTGGACAGTGTAAGTAGTTTCTGTATCTTGAAGAATATCGCCATTAGCGAATGTGCGAGTAGTACTATCATTTCCAGAATTTGTATAACGCACATAAAGGGCAGCTGGATCTGCACCTGAAGATTTTACAAAGTAAATAACCTCAGCTTTAAGACCAGAAGAATTCTGAATCGTTAAACCTAAAAAGTTTTCAATGATAGTATCAGTTAAAACCCCACCGTATGTAGATTCTAACTTGACATATTCAATATCTGTATCTAATGCAGTCTGCCCTGGAATGACCATGGCACCATTTTTAAATACATGGTCACCGAATCGAGAAATTTGATTCTGCAGAATAGTCTGCATTTGAGTAAGTTCTCGAGCTTGGACAGCGTATCCTGGACGATATAAGATACGATAGAATTTACTATTCTCGTCAAAGTCGTCGTAGTATGGCTCAGTGTTAAAATTGATTGTCATTCTTTAATCTTCTCTATGGTTAGTTCTATTCTATTTATGATTAGAATCTGATAACAGTTCTAAGAGTAACAGTTTCGTCTGCAGAAGGAGTGAACCCTGCTTTATTATCAATAAACATCATTTGACCAGAATACTTATCAATCGTTGGATTACCTACAGAAGTGGCTGAAAATGTTTGGCCAGCAGCGTTTTCAAATACATCATTAATACCTGGAACGTCGTTGTCCAAGGATTGTAATAAAGCACTAGTTGATGAAGACGCTACTATGCGATAGTGTCTTTGGAATGTTTGTCCAGAGATTACTCTGTCTACAGTTATGTTTGAATCTGCTGGGAAATTAACAGTATTAATAGCAGCTTGAACAATAAAACATGCAGAACCAATGCTACCCTGATATCTAGTTTCTAGTCCATATTCTCTTGGGTTTTTAATAATACCAAGTTGTCGGTAATCGTTATTAACAGCGACCCCTTGGTTTAAGTCTGTTGATACGTTTGAGTAAAACATTAATGTTCGTGCAAATAGTTCATCTGGCGAGTTTTTGCCATGACCACCAAATGGCGACATAACAGCACGCATCTTAGCACCTTTACCATTACCATTAATAACCACATTAGCAAATGTGTATCCTTGACCTGGATTGGTAATGTTAATTTTAGAGATTCTTCCTGTTGCTGAGTTAATAGTAGCAGTTGCAGTCGCTCCAGTACCATCTCCTTGAATCTCGACATTAGCAACACCATAACCATATCCACCAGAAATAACTTTAATTGCGTCGATAGTACCAGCAACAGTTAAAATTTCATTATTGGCTTGTAAAGACTGAATGTTACCAATATTAAGATCTGCAGTTAGTGCAGCACCAGTTCCGTTTCCAGAAACTGCCACTGTTGCAGTGCTATAACCAATGCCAGCATTTTCAATGGTAACACCAACAATCTGACCATTTTCTAAAATTGGTAGCAACTTAGCTTCTGATTTAGCAGTTTGGAATGCTACCTCTACTCCACTCGCTCCAGGTTGTGTTATACTGATTGTTGGTGCAGCAGCATAACCAGCACCAAATCTGCGAACTACTGAACCAGTAGCTGGTTGACCAGCATATGTGAAAGTCGCAGTACCATTTGTTGCTGACCCAGAAGTATGAGTCGGAGCAGTTGATGCATGAGTTGTTCCAGCACCAGTCACAGTATACAATCTGTTAGAAACGACATATTGTTGTCCAACAAGAACTGGAGTGGAAGCAGTCCATACATTACCGAACACTACATCTGGATCGCTAGTGTAGTTGTCTCCTGGATTTGTGATAACAGCAAAAAGAACAGATCCTGTGGCAGTATTCATTTTTGCAGTAGCGACTGCACCAGAACCACCACCTGCAGAGAATACTATTGGTGGAGGAGTAGTATATCCAAACCCACCAGAAATTAAATTAATTTCTCTGACAGAACCAATTAAATTCACTGCTGTTACTGCTCCACCTGAAACTGAAACAGTTCCTTTGGCTTTAGTACCAACGTACTTTAATGCAGCAGTTCCATTTTGTACAGTTCCAAATCTGTGTGTCGGTGGTGCTGACGATAATGTTCCAGGAGTTACAACTTCATAAAAATCAAAAACTGTATTGTAAATATTCTGTCCTAAAAATACACTCGCACCATTAACGAAGGCTGAAGAAGATGAAACTGGATTGCCAATAGTTAATGTTGGAGAAGTATAACCAGTTCCACCAGCACTAACAACAACACCTGTTAGGAAGGTAGGATCTTCTGGTCTAAATCCATCGCCAGTGACAGTAATGGTTGCTGTAGTATAACCAACACCTTTATTGTTAATAATAATGCTATCTAAAGAACCATTTGAATAAAATTGATTAGTTAAAGCTGATGTAACTGGGATTTGCAAATCAGATAAAAATTTGCTTCTGAGGTTAATTGGCACGTTATACATAAATTTCCAACGATAGCCATCTGAGGTTTCAATCGGATTGATAGAAGAACCTAGTGGCTTAACAGTAGAACGTGAATTGTTATTATTGTCAAGACATTTGTAAACGTTAAAGTCTTCTGTCATAACATAAAAATTAGAGTCTTCTAATTTAGAAGCACCAGAAAATGCTATGTTAACAACTGCTCTTACGTTTGCACCAACACCGCCACCACCAGTAACTGTTACTGTAGGAACAGATGTATATCCTTCTCCCTTGGAGACTATGTCTATATCAACTAATTGACCATCAAATAACACAGGAGTTGCTGCAGCACCGAAACCACCACCACCTGTTATAGTGATTGTTGGAAGTGATGTGTATGACGTTCCTCCAGAAACTATATCAAATCCAACGATTTGATTTGAATATTCATCGTCATACATATCATAAATTTCACCAGATATCCAATTAATACGAGGAATAACAAAAGAAACGTCTGTTGGATTAATTTGTTTTAATGTGATAATATCTGAACGAACTAATCTTTCATACGCATAACTATCCACAGGATAAGGAGGATTAAGTTCATCTCCCCAAGCCAATGTTTTACCGAGAAAATAGTAATAGTTTGAACTTCTAGTTACTATATCTCGATATACACCCTCTGCTAAAGATTTGTGCAGAATAGTCTTAATTAACGATGAAGTTCCAGTGACGTTTGCCATTTAGAATCCTGAGCCTAAAAAATTAACTTACAGTAACTACCCAAGTAACAGCAATAGTATCACCAGATGCTTTAGTAACAACTGGGAAAGTAGTACGACAAAGCATTGTACCACCAGAAGAAGCGTTGAAAATACCTGCTTCAGTAATAGCACCATCACCAGTACCAGCTGGGAATGTAGCAGTGTAAGTAATTGTATTTGTAGAAACTACAGCACCAGCCAATGATACACGACCAGTTTGAGTGATCAATGCAGTATCAGCAGCACCTGGAGTAGCTGTACCAGTACCGATAGCCATATGAGTCATAGCTGCAGGAGTGTTTGTAGTTGCCGCAATTTTAGCAGCGATATGTTGTTTACCAGCAGTAACTACTAAGTTAGGGACTTGGAATTCCTTAACGATTTCTCCAGCTGCATTAGTGTGAACGATCTTAACTAGACCTGTGGCTTTTAATTCTTCAGTAACTTTTTGTAAGTTCATAAAATCTCCTTGTTGATTTATAGAGTGTTAAACGTGGATTGTCTTGAACCCACTGAATATACGTCTGCGAAGACGACATAATCTTGACCGAAATATGAATTCAATTGTAAATACCCTTGATGATCTTGTGGTGGCAAGATATCAGGAGCAGCTTGCGTAAACAGATATTTATCCATTGTAAAACGAATTAAATCCGTCACAATAGGTGCATCTGTTAATGATTTACCAATGTTAAAATTATTTATGGCGTCTGCCATACCTGCATATGAAGTAGAAAGTGACTTACCAAAGTTTTTAATAGCTACACCATCTACAGGAGCAAAGGTATCAGTAGTCGCAGATTTAGTGAAAAATTTAGCAGCAACATCTGTTGGTGTAGCAAGAGAAGTAGCTAGTGCCTTTGTTGTAGTTCTTCTCACATCACTATCATTTGGAGTATCTAATTCAGTAGTTAAAGATTTACTAAACAACCAAGTAAGTCTATCTTCAATATTATCAATTGAGTCTTCAACACCAATACCCAAAGATTTAACTATAGACTCAAGAGCTAAACTTAAATCATAATTATTAGTGATGTTAAACTCACCAAATAATGCCATACCAGCAGGGTGTAGCATAGTTTTAACTGCAGAACTATAAGAAGCTAGTCGCTCGTCAATTCTTAAAACATACGAGAATGCTTGATAATATCTACTATCCTGAATAAAAATAGCATCATCTAAGAAGCCATTATTAGTCTCAAAAAATCCTGGATATTTAACCAGAGCACCTAAGTCTAATTGAACAATTGCTGGTTCAGTAGAATCTTGCTGTGCGTTTTTATAACCTAAAGAAAATTCTCTAATTAAACTTCCTGCATAAGTACCATCCACATATTCATGTGTAACGTAATCTGCATTGTTAATATAACCCTGTTCGTCAAACCCTAGAGTTCTTTCTGTTATACCTAGATCATAACTATATGCCTGAACACCACTTGGTGCCAGAAGAGTACCGATGTTTCTATTATTTCTAAATGTAAAAGAACCTGTATAAGTTCCAATGATACCATTTGGGTAAGTAGATGGTAAAGCAGTTAGTGTTAATGAAGTAGCACTTGCTATAGATTTCACAACACCAATTAGTCTAGCTGGGTTGTTTGTAGACCAAAGTTGGTCACCAACTGCTGGACCATTAGTTTGGCCAAAGTTAGTTCCAGAACCAGTAACAGTAAGACTAGAAGCACTTGCTGAAACAGTTCCAGTCCCAGCAGCAGAATAAGTTAATAGCTGCGCTAGTGTTGAAAATGTAGGTGCTACGCTAAATGTTGACGATGTAGAGTTTTTAGCTAATATGCTAACTGCAAAGTCTGCAGTATAACCAATACCAAATTTAATAAGTTCTGCATATTTAATACCACCCTCAGGTGTAACTGCAGTTACTTTTAACAACGCACCAGTACCATTACCTGATCTTAATTCAAAAACTTGTCCAATACGGAAATTTTTACCTTGTTGTACAATGTTTAACTTTTTAGTAGCTGGAAGAATAGTAGCCTGAAACTCATCACGATACTTAATCTTATCTCCTGGGTTTACGTTACCGAAGAAACGCTTATCTAAAAAGAATTCATATACTTGTTGGCTAGGGTCGATAAGAACAATACGATCTACCTCACCAACAATATCTTGACGTCTGTCGATAAGAACACGAATAAGTTTTGATGCAGTTTGTATGTCTACTAGTTTACCAACTACTTCATCTGCGTTACCGTAATCTACTTTAGCGAACAAAGAAATTTCTTGGTTCCAACGACCATCTGATGCACGCAGCATAGAACGACCTGGATACACCAACTCAACTTCTTTACCAAACAGTAATCTGAATAGTAGTTTGTAAGAACCCTGAGACCCTTTCGCTAGATACTGATCCTTTACGTTCTGTAATAGGAATCTTTCGTCTTGAGTGATGTTTGGTAGATTATACGCAAGTTCCTTTTTGAACTGTCCTATAAAATCTTCAAGAGTTTTGTCAATATCTCTAATCGAAGTAAAGTCAACACCTTGTGCTTGAAGATACTCATAGTATGCTTCTACGAAAGCAACGAATGTTGGGTAATCCTCCCTGATATGCTCAGGGAGTTGTCTTGAAACGACAGCAGAAAGATTGGTTCTTGACATTATGATCTAATTGATTGGAAGTCGTAGTTATAACCTGCACGTAGGTCGCCATTAGCTGTTTGGTCTGCGATCGCCTCAACTCTTAATAGAGTTGGATCAATTTGAACGATTTGATTTAATGCAGAAACAACGTCATATGATTCTGGTTTAACTTGCATTTCAAAAATGACATCATCGAGTGCAGTGATAGTTAAGTTACGAACAACTACACGACCAGCCTCATAATCAATAGTGCCAATGGATGGGTTTACAATAACCCTATCAGATTTAGTACCCTCTGGACCATTATAATATAAACGCACATTACCAACAGCATCATCATCAAGATAATGCACACGTGTGCTGTTTGGAATAAAAAATCCAGTGCTAGCAAACACGTCACCTTGTCTACCGCCATCTTGCGAAATTGGGTTAATCAGATTTAGTTTGTATTCTGAACTAATGTTAAATACAGGACTAAATTGACGACGCACCATAATACGAGTTGTATTATTAATAATCGCTGGGTCGGCAGAGTCAATAATTCTTGTTAATTTAGAGAAACGCAGAACACCATCAAATCTTTCTAACTCTGTTTCATTATAATTTAAAATAGCATCCTTAACAATGGTTTCAATTTGTGTTGGTGTCTTTGTTGTTTCTCTTGGATTGTAGTAAACAAAAGAAGTCACCTTAATGTTAAAGTATTCTGGATCGATAATCTCTGGAGTTATAGAGACGATATTTTTTTGATCTAAAATATTATTAGTTACAAATTCTTTTTGTAAGTTTGTTAGCTTACTTGCTTCTTTAGGTTTAATACAAATGTATGTTTTACCATAAACAGGAGGATCGTTATCCTCACCACCCCAAACTGCTACTGATGCAGCTTCTTGGAATTCGCTTAAAATAATGGCTTTATAGTCATCTGGTGTCACAGCACGATTCTGTGCAGCATACAT